ATGAACATTTTATGGAAGCAAACACAATACAAAAATTTTGAAGTAAGTAATACAGGTTTGGTACGAAATACCAAAACAAAGAAAACATTCAACCCATCGCCCGGTACTAATGGGTATAAGAAGGTAACCCTATCATTAGGTAATGGGGTTAATATTACTAAAGAGGTACACAGATTAGTAGCAGAGACATTTAAACCAAATTCAACACGTGGCCTTGTAGTAGATCATATTGATGGCGATAAGCTTAACAATCATATTGATAATCTACAATGGATTTCACAGAAACAGAATTTAAAGAAAGCTAAACGAAAAGGTACTAACCAACCACGACTAACTCAAAGTCAGATAGATGAAATTGTGAAAATGCGTAATGCCGGTAAATCATTTATTCAAATCACAAAAGAATTGAATACAAAGTACTCGCGTTCTTCCCATCGGCAGACTTATACAAAAGCATATTACAAGGCAACTAAGTAAAAGAAAAGGTGAGGTATGTTAATGCATACCTCACCTCAAGGAAAATTAACTAAAGGATTATAATCCTATTTATATCTATAGGAATTTGAAAAATGACAAAGAAAAAAGAACCGGGAGAACTTAAGAAACGAGGACGCAAGGAAACCATATATAACAACGGTGATCTAAGTGCTCATCTCGCAGGGGTGACTATGATCAAGCATTTAACCAAAGAGGCTCAGGCCGTTCTACGCGAAACCGTGAAAGGGGAAGCCACTAACAAGAATAGTGACCGTGCATATAATACACGTAATATACTTTTTCTTGTAGGGCGTCTCAGTAAGGTATCTCAGAGCAGTATAAAGTACACGATTGAACATGATGATAAGTTCTCTCAGGACGAATACTCTGAAGCGAGTGTAAAGCAGTATAAGAAGGTTACGGTAGCGACTTGCAAGGCACTCTCAGAGCTTTGGCAATCAGGCGTACCAATCAGGGCAGACAAAGCAAAAAGCGGCTCAGAACACTACACGTTAAGCGAGATGGGACAGTTAAAGATGATGTTAGAAAGTTGCTGTACTAAAGACGATTTTGAAGTACTCGTAAAAAAATTTAGTGACCGTAATTAAGCTGGTAACTTTGGCTTAATTCGGGGTTCACCAGCTTAATTCGGGGTACTTTAGCTTAATTAAGGGTTATTGATGACTGTTTTGTACGTTTTTCACTTCAAAAATGCTCATTTATCGCACATTAAGGGTGTTTTTTATCTTATTTCGTGAGTTTCCCGAATTAGGATAACTATATTATATATTATAAATTCAGAAATAAGTGACTTACTGACTATTCAGTCTCAGAGAGACTAACTTCGCTTTGCTCGTCAGTCTCTATAAAACTCAATTGTTAGATCAGAACTCGCGTTTTTTCGGCAGTAAACTACCTCAAAGAACACCTTGTTCGTTTCCCGCTTTGCTCAATCAGTTAAGTACTGAAAACAAATAATTCGCTACGCTCACTATTGATCAATCGTCGCTTTGCTTCTCATGATCAATACAAATCGGATTTCTTGCGAATTCGTCAGTGAACTGACTCACTCGCGGCGTTCCGTTCTCGCTTTGTTCAGTCAGTTAAGTACTTCATGAAGTAAGTGTCGACACTACGTGCCTAAAGTATTCGTTTGTACTACCGCCTTACGGCTCTCGCTTCGCTCACGGGGAATCGGGCTATTAAAGCCCTTAGTACTAAAAGAAATCCGATCCAATAAACGTTGAACTTCAGTATTGATTTGCTATGAAAGGCTGGTTCACAAGGGAAGTACAAAAGTTAATAAGCTTTAGGTATGGGGGAGCAGTCTGAATTAACTCAAATTTTAGTGGGAAATTCTGTTTAAAATAGAAAGTGTTTGGATTTGTGGGATACAGGAAGGAAGTGCTGAGTGTTATTTGAACAGAGCTGAGGGTAAATTAACCCGCCCCTCAGGGTCTAATCTGAATTTATACCGAAACAACACGTCATAGGCAAATCAATTTACATGGATAGTACTGAGTGAAAATGCTTTTGTCAAGATTCGCCTATTTGCTCAAAGCATTTTGACCAGATAATATGACTCCATCGCAGCAACAATGCGAAATACAATTTACTGCAAACTTAATAAGGTAATAAAAATGACTACAGCAATTAACGCTAAAGTTATGGCATCCGTATGTCCAAAAGTAGAAGAGTACATTAAAAAGAATATGATTGGCTCTATGAGTACTTCAGTTGCCGTACAGAATATGGATGATAAAAACCAATCGAAATTGTATTTATGCGATAAAGATAGTGATGTTGGTACTTACCTGTTTTCATTTAACGAACAAGGTTCAGTACAAGTATCAGACTACTTTGAAGAAGATATTATATTTGGTACTTACGGATTATATGAAGGTACTAAGTTCAACAAAGACTTTGATCTAAACGTTAAGTTCAACAACATTGTATACTTCTTGGGTCTGTTACAACAAGAAAAGGCAAACATGTACATCTGCATTGATGACGACATGATTCAACATCAAGACCTTATCATGCGTAGAGGATGGACAGATCGACGCATTAAACAAGTGTTTGGCATCAAACCATACGAGTTTGGTGAACGTTGGTACTCGCTACTTGGAGTACTTAAAGAAGAGAAATAGTAGTGATTTTTGAATAATAAGTGAGGTGAAATATGCACATAAGTATTAAGAAAGGTATCCCATTTACTACTGTTGAAGTAAATGGGGATGAGTACTTTGTTTCATATGATTCTAAGACAAATATAGTAACAGGGGTAGTAAAAAAGCCCACAGACCCAATTGATAGCGGCACTTGTAATGTAGGTGGTGCTCAGGAATCGGTTAAGCCGGAAACTGAAATCATATTTGACCAAAATCAAAGTGATGGTGGAAACGAACTTTCCGATTTCATAATCAATACATTTTCCTGATTTATCCAAGTACCCAAGTTTAGCTTGGGTACTTATTTCCCATTTGAGGGGTAACTAACACAGGTATAGCCAGAGTTGAAAAGTACCATTGTGTTGCCTTTCAATGGTACAAATGGGAACGAAACATAATCAGAATTCCCCATTGAAACATTAAAATGTAAATTTCTATCATTAAGTTCTAATCTATTTGCTTGGGCAGGAAATGTACCTTCACCTTTAAATGTCACTAAGAATGATATTGGGAAGAAATGTATAGCACTGCATATGCAGTTATGGCCTTTATTGTGAAATAGTACATGGCGAGCGGTGATTTGTGCTCTTTTAGGGTAGAACCAATAGTAAAGATCATGAGTATCTTCAAAAGTCTCTGTTTCACCTAAAACGTACTTACGAAGAGGTGTGAAAAATGGGGTATCAACTAATGGTTCTTTGCACTCTTCAACAGATGATGCGGCAATCAAATGCCCAAGCATTGCCCTAGTGAATTCAACAGAATTGAACGGTACTTTTATATAGTTAGAAAGTGAACTTGCATAAGTTTGATATAATTTTAGTTGTTCAGTTAAGTTTTTAGTAACATCTGATATGAAATGATCTCTTGAGCCTAGTACTTCATTATTACATTGCTTACATATTGTCTTAAAGACCGTGCCTGAAACGGCATCTATAGGTTTGATAGAGTCATTACCCCACCATTCTGTAATGGTTTTTTGAAGCATGGGGGTAAGCGTGATAGCACTTTTAGGTGGTACATGATCCTTACTTAGCTTACCAAATTGGCCGCATATCAAACAATGCCCTTGTTCAATGCGTACATGTTTAATTCTTTCGCTGATAGAAGTCATATCTTTAACCTAGTTAGTTTTTATATGGTTAATTTCAAAGATCTGATCAAAAGGAAGAGCTAATTTATTACTAACCAACGTCTTCATTAAAGCATCTAATTCATCTTCCTTCCCTGGTTTTAGTGTCGAGTAAATTCTATCAGCTGTAGACCGAGATATAAGATGTTCATAGTGGACACACTGGCCCCAAGCCAAATTGCAATAACTTAATAAATCTTTAAAAGATGATTCTATCGATTCATTTTTGGCTTTTAATCCCCAGCGTGATGCCGATGTGAGATTATTATCAAGTTCAATGCATCGATAAGCTAAATCTTTAACCTTAATTTTTACAGAATTAAACTCATCTCTATTTTCTCTGTAGCTTGAGAGGTTTATTAAGTCATGATTTATTTTATGAATATTTGATAGGATTGAATCATATTCAGTTAGAAGAGACTTTCCTAAATTTATTGCTTCATTTTGTTTATGTGAATCGAACCATCTCAGTGCTTTGTACATTGCTACCATAGCTGCAAATGCCATCAGTATATTACAAGCAGCACTTATCCAATCCGAAAGATTGCCAATATCTTTCTTATAAGCACCTCCAATCACTAACCACAATGTAAGTACTAACAGTATCCCGATAGCAACTTCCTTGAAGACTTTCCACACCTTGCTAATCATGGTTTTATCCCTTAACCCAAAATTACCTAATATCACAAAATCATTGAATTTCATAGATCTATGATAAATACCTCATATAACTAATGAGGTGAAAACATGTTAAGAGTCGAATACAACTATAACGAAGGGAAGTACTACTTTCTCTACGTCACAGATGAGGTGCGTATCAGTACCGATAATCCTGATTCTCTCAATCTTGAATGCAGGGATGGTAGCACAGTGAAGATTCACTACGTATGGACGTATCTTGAACCTACCAAGGATGCTTTTTTTGCATTATCCCTTCTCACGCAACATACAGATGAAGTTGTGAACGCAGTTCAGATACTTAAGGCTTGTGGAGCTTGCTATGAAGATTGATACATTCAAGGTAGGTCGATTTGAGTTAAGGAATACTCAGGAAGGTATAAGGTATTTCATTGATGGAGAGCAAGTGCGATACGTTGAGCTGGCCTATGATAGCCCTGAACGCATCACACTTGATATTTTACAAGAGATTTATGATAGAGAATCCAACGATCTCAAGCTGAAGTGGGAAATGACATAATATTACTAAATTAGGGAGCGTTGCTTATCAAATTCAGATTATAAGTACCGTCACAATAAACTGTGACAGTGTATAAGTGATTTTCAATCGAACTTTTTTCGCAGAATATTTTTGATGATTGCTTTCCCTCGCATTACAAATTCCTCTTCAGTTTCGTTTTCTCTAACGACACCGATTTTTTTATCAAGTTCAATAATGAACTCTTCGCTTTTGACTACATCCATCATATCATTTACTAGCTTTTTTGCCTTGGAGTCATCATCGGTATGGAATGCTATTAATTGTCGAATTTCAGTTGCTTTGGTTGCAACTTTAGTTCCATTTAAGCTTGTTTTCAAAGCAAGCAATTTAGTCTTGTCCATTATGGTTTCCATTTTTTTTTGATTTATACATAACCCTCAAAAACTCTTCAAACAAATCAGCAACCAAATTATATAACTTAGCTTTGGTTTCTGGATTTAATGATTGAAAGAACTGAAAAATGGATAGAAAAATACTAATCAACTTACCTAACATGGTGCGAACCTCAGTTACTATAAGTCAATACAATATCGGCAAGTTGTAGAATACCTTTAGTGCTTAGTGTTACTATATTTTTTCTCGCCATGAACCATAACTACTGGTGGTTCTGCACAAACTTTCGGTGATTCATGGCGAGTCCTTCAGAACTGGCTAGTAGAGTCGAAACCTGACAGCACTGTATAGGTTATTGATGAATTGTCAGCTTTCACTACTTTGATACGAGCACCTTTATAGGTAACTGTATTACCTTCTGATGAATCAATCGTAAAGTCCGTTGTATAAGCTGAACGTGCCATATCATTGCTGAATTCGCGATATGTGAACTTCAGTACCCCACCTGCATTGCCATTGTATTCAATTGTTCTAACGAAAGAGTTTTCTTGCAAGCAAATTGCTTCAGGTAAGCGGGTGATTGATATCTCTTTTGATGAGTATGCGTAGCCGCCAGGAGGGGATACTGTATTTTTAACAGGATCGTAGGCTACATAGTTGAGTCGCAATGTTGGATTACCCGCTACATCCGTGAAGGTTACAGCACTTGGATTTTGTGTATTCTGGTAAAAATTATCGCCGATGTTGCAGTATGTACCTGCCGCAATGATGGAATAAGTTCCTTTTGCAAAACCTAACCGCAGAGCGTCAGCCTTGAACCCATTCGCAGACTTTATAACAGGATCACCCATGTATACAGTTGCTGTTTCTCCTACATGGGGTTTCAAAAACTCAGCGGATTTCAGGACGGTGCTTTTGGGGCCGGGTATACAGCCTACAAGAGCAGTAACCGCCAAAGTTATGTAGGTTATTCTGCGTAAAGAATGCATTTCATATCCCTATTAAAACATTTTGAAACATCCATTTTACGCCTTCTTGATAATGTGAGAACTACCAATATTAGTAGTCAAAACGGCAATTCCCCCTGCATATCACAGAATTCATCGAGATTGCCATTATGAGCATTGATCATGTCTTGCTGATGCCTGAACCAGCTATCAACATCATAGATTGATACTGGCTCATCCAATACAAACCAATATGCAGTGTGTGTAACCCTTCCAAACCAAAACATACGTTGACCATCAGCAGGTTTTGTCTCAACTAGCAATACTTCACCAGGTTCAATATGTGGCAGAAAAGCCCCAATCTGATGAAGTACGGTTACCCGCTCAGTAGTCCAGAAGTATTGAACCCCTGAAGTTTGTGCAGGATTAAACGTGTTTTTGTTGCCCATAGTAAATACCTCACGATATCTTTTACTGTAAGAATATACAGTGCCTGTGAGGGCTACAAGTATTTGCAGACTTAATTAATAAAAATGATCATTTTCAGTTAGTTAAGTTGATCATTGAGTGCTATCAGTACTTCCATTGATATCTAAAATGATCAAATATTGATCATCTATTCAAATCGGATATCAAAACAATGGATGGTTTTTGCACGGTGTTGCACACAGAAAATGGCAAGATCTTCGGCTTACAAATTGAAGGGCAGATTGAGAGTACTGAACGCTTCATTGAGCTGCTTCAGTTCATAGAAGGTAAGGCCAAGTACATAGAGCAGCATGATTTAGTGTTGGTAGTGCCTATAGGTTTTGGTATCGCTTCAGTACTAAGCCATGAAACGTACGTTAGCAAGTTACTCGATTCCTATCCATGCATACGCCTGATGATCTACGAGGATTTCCCAAACTTGATTGATGGATGTAAGAACCGGTTACTAAATCATTTATCAACACAGTACAGGCTATGGCTCGGTAATCTTGGTAGTGGTGCAAGAACCAATTTAGTAGCAGTGATGGAAGGGTGTTTCGACGGTTTAGTACTAGACGAGCGATTTACTCAAGGGAATAGGGACAAAGCAATCTTTCCGGCAGTAATTAACGAGGTGAGTAAATACACAAATACCTTGATTGTGCCCGGTATCAACACTGGCAGGTACAGATCTTTACGTCTGTGGCACATAGAACAATTAATGTAGGAACAATAAAAAATGAAAGAACTATTCATCGCAGCAGTCTTTGCTTTGCTTACTGGATGTACCTCACAACATACATGGATGGACAAAGCCTATGTTGGCTATGTAGACAATCAGGCCTTAGTTATGTTTGAGGCAGGCACGCGTAACGGTGCTAAATATTACCGTCCACAGTTCCAGAGTCAGTGCCATTACAACAAGGCGTACTTCGATGAACAATTAAGTACGGGATGTGTAATTAACGAAGCTCGCATTGCTGATCTTCATTTGTATAGTGAACATGTAGAGCGTGTTGGGAAAAGTGGCAGTATTCAGATAAACCATGAGTTCTTAGAAGGGGTGAATAGTACCATTCATATTACAGATGGTATCTAAGATAAGTGATGGTGCGTCACTCACCATCATCTAATTCATTTAGATATTGTGCTAAAACGTCACCATGGCAAGCGTAGGGCTTACAATGACACCCTAAAGTGTGTCCTCTTAGTGCTTTCAGCTTTTCTTTAAACTCTGAGCCACCTTTGAGATAGTCACGATCAAAATCGTACTTAAATTTTCTTATGACTTCATCACGATCACCATCTGCACCTATTGCGTAAGGGTTTCCCCAAAGCGTTCCTCTGCCACAATAAGTATCGAAGTGTTCACCTCTATCTTTGTTAGAAACAAAAGTGATGTTGTCCTTGATGTAACGTACTGGTATCTTCTCGGATAAAACTTCGTTAGGCGTGAAAAATTCAGGTTTATTAGCTGAGTCGAAAATAACAGCATGGGTTAAACCGATTGAAAAGGGGTCTGCTAAAACTTCAGGTTCAAGCTTATTCAACACATCTGATTTGAAATATTGAATTAATAAACCATGATGATCTTCAAAGTAGAATATTTGATAGTCATTAGACTTTGAAAAAATACGGGAAAGCTTACGCTCAAACTTCCCCTTTGATGCAAAGTCAGGATGATACATTATCAATACATTCATCATATCAAGTGCTTAACCTCAAAATCAGTATCCCAATGGCTATTCAAATACTCTATCACAAGACGGCGGTGACAGTGATGGGGTTTGTGCTCACTACAGAGTAAACAGCTATCTTCAATCACGGATTTATCAATTCGCTCAATGTTTCTTTTTGCCATTAAGTTCAAGAAGTTACCCTCATAAACTTCCCATGAGACATTGCCCTTTTTGTAAGGATCTAACATCTCTTTAGTTGGGGCAAGATCAGGTAGATGAACATAATCAACATTACAAAGTTCCTTTAAGAAGTACTTCAGATCATTCTTCTTAGCGAAGCCAGCAAGCTGAGAGACATTATTAAGACGCACATCAACTAAAGTTTTCAGGTCAGGCTGAGATTTTATTAGGTTGAAAAACTTTTCAGCAGGTTTTTCAGTAAAGCCAATTGAATATATTTTCATCACATTACCTCAGCTAAAATTTTGTAATGGTAACTACCTGACTCACTTGTATGAATATCCAGAGCTAAACTCACAGTTACAAATCTACCATTCTCAGGATAAACCCCAGTGGGTTGTGTTTCAAAATACTGAATCCATGCGATGTCAGTGACTCTAAGATTATAAGTAACATTATTAAAAGTGAATTCACCTCTTACTTTAATCGGGTCATCTTGCCATCTTGAAGTGTGAAATATTACCTTGTCCACATATAAAAAATATATACTTTCTCGATAATTTGCTGCTTCTTGAGAAGTAACTTGATCAAATTTACCGCCTTTAGATTGATGATTATTAGACCATAGTGACAATGGGCTATCACATAATTTTAAAACATCTTTATAATTAAAAGGATATTCTCCCTTCTTAGTCCAATACTTTGTGGAATCGATAAGATGATTTTCAGTCTGGAATTTTTGGGGCGTGTGTTTTACAAATTCAGCTTCGATAATATCAATTGTATTTGCGTAAGTATGATCTCGATAAACACAATCTTGATCACAAATTGAACCAAACTCGTTTAATGGTCTTATCCACTCACCAATCGTACCGTCACTTGAGAAAACCTTTCCAGCTATACAATATCCACCGGGTTTCTTAGATTTGCTGAGACAAACAAAAGTTTTTTTTCCCATGCTCGAACACTCCTTTTAGGCGGTAAAAAAGACATTACCATCGGATTCTTCCTAAATCAACTCAGGTTCTCTACCCTTACCTTTCCACCGAGCAGTTTCGCCCCCCTTGTTGAAATAAATGTGTCGGGTTTTAAATTATCCCCGACCCGAATTTTAGAAAATAATATATCCAATTTTATCGCAACCGCAGTTGGGGCTTGGCGGATAGCAATTGCATAAATTGATAGTCTTACAAATAGTAGGATATTCAGTGTAGTATTTTTTTAGAATTCCTTTAACGTCTCTTACCGAGGAACTGTCTGTATCCAAAAAAAATCCAATACACCAAAAAGATCGCATTTTTGATTCTGACTTATTAATAAAAGACTTTTTAATTGAACTAAGTTTTGCAGCATCACTTTCCATCTTATAATAAAGCTTCAGAGCAGTGTCATAACATTTAAGTTCAACGTAAATGAAGTGGTCATCTCTAGATGTTCTTTTCCTTATTAATAAGTCAACAAAAATATTATACTTACCCAGAAGGTATCGCTGATCAGAAACTGCTCGCACTTCTCTTTTGGCTTCACAATTACATAGGTATTCAAAATGATATTCAAGTTCCAATTGAAGCCACTTTTCCCAGTCCTTAGTTTTCCTTGATAGTACTAGATTTAACTTGTTTCTAGTGTTTTTTAATTCAAGAAAACTTTTTATTGATCGATTTAATAAATTAAAATCAGTTCTAAAGTCCATTTTGCTAACCATAAATACTAAAAAAGGGATTTTATGAAAACGATAAGCATTAATCAACTCGCTAAGCAATATGGCTACGATGAATCCACTATAAGGCAAATTTGGATTCCAAAAGGTCTAGATATGACTCGTTCGGAGCAAGAAATTAGGGCTTGGATTGTACAGAACATACTACAACCACTTAGAGAAACAGACCTACGCGAACAAATGGATCGTGAGAAGCTACGTAAGCTACAAGCAGAAGCAAGTCAGGTAGAGTTAGAACTCAACAAACAGCTTGGGCTGGTGGTTGATACATCTTACTTAGAATCCAGCCTTAGCGAGTACTTCAGTCAGATGAAGAATTATCTACGCACAATCCCACAGAAGCATTACTTAGAACTATTTGAATCAGAGGATGCACTGCAACTTAAAACTAAATTATCAGGATTTATTGATGCAGTACTGAATGAAATAGGCACTCATGAATACGAGATGCCAGAGGATGAAAATGAACAAGGACAAGTTAACGAATATACTGAACAGGGCACTTCAGAAGATACTTCCACCTAAAAAGTTAAAACCTTCAGATTGGTGTGAAAGGAATCTAACATTTCCAGATGGCCCGATGGGTGGACAAAGACTTACTTTATTTGAATTTCAAAAAGAACCACTAGACATAATTACAAACCCTCGCATCAGAAAAGTGGTCATGCAATCTTCAGCACAATTATTGAAAACCACTATTATGCTGAATAGTTGCATGTACTTCATGGTAAATGAAAATTCTAATATGGCTTTCGCTTCTAGTACTGGGAAAGAAGTAAAGCTCATGAAGACGGGTAAGTTTGATAATGTAGTAGCCCGTTCTGAAGTACTAAGCCATATTGTTACAGATAAGAACAATAAGAACTTTGCAAATAACGCAGACCAGACACAGATGATTGATGGATCATTCTTATATTGGTTGAACTTGAACGCTGCTAGTACCTTACGTGGTAAAACAATCAAACGTCTATTCCTTGATGAAGTGAGTAATGTTGAGGCAGATGGCGAGGAAGGTAACCCCTTAAGACTAGCTGAACAACGTGCAAGTACTTTCACTGATGGCCTTGTCATGGTGGCAAGTACCCCAAAACTAAAAGATGATCTGATCTGCAATGAGTACTTGCTCAGTGATCAACGCCGCTTCTTTGTACCATGCCCGAACTGTGAACATGAACATACCTTGGAATGGGAAAATGTGCGGTTCAACTGGCGTCAGATCAATGGCGGTCGTCGTGCTATGCCAGATGAAGATACAGCAACATTACATTGCCCAAAATGTGATGGTGAAATCTCAGAGGCACAACGAATACGCATGGTTAAACAAGGCCGTTGGATTGCAACTAATCCAGAAGTAAAAGAGATTGCAGGGTTCCAGATCTCAAGACTTTATTCCCCCATTACTACTATTCGTAAGCTCGTTTCAGAGTACGCACAAGCACACTTTGAGTTCGATCTCATGAGTTTCTACAACAATGCCCTTGGCTTGCCTTGGGACGATGAGATGAACTCTGATATCGACCTGGTAGTACTAGAGAACTTACGTAACAGTACTTTCGATATAAAGAACATCCCCGATGAAGTACTAGCTGTAACGCACGGTATCGATCAACAGTTAGACCGCCTTGAAGTAACCACTATCGGCTTCTCTGAGAAGAAGGTATTCGTACTGGATCATCGTAGTTTCTACTCACCAGACTGTACTAAACCAGGTGCTAAGGCATATGCAGAACTTGATACGTTCATCACGGCACAATTGCGTACCGTGTCAGGCCGTGCAGTTAAAGTACTTGGTTCCTTCATAGACAGTAGTAACGGTAATGCCACATCAACAATCTACCGATACGCAGCAAACCGCCGTAACGTGTATGCGATTAAAGGTAGTTCCTCTGCCAGTGGTGACTTGTTCAAGGCAAGCCGTGTAGGTGGGCATGATTTACTAATGCTCAACGTAAACGAAGGGAAGAACACCATACGTAGATTACTAAATGGGGCAGTTAGTGAAGAATGGGAAGAAATGCCTACTCAATTGCACTTCACCAATGGGCTACCAGATGACTACTTTGAACAATTGACCAGTGAAGAACTAAAAAGGAAGGGTGATAACCTCTATTGGGTTATCAAAAAGGGATATAAACGCAACGAGTCCCTAGACTGTTTAAATTATAGCCTAATAGCTAAAGAGTACTATCTCAGTAAATTAGGTGCACAACCCTACGCAAAATTACGCATATTCGTATCACGTCAGAAACAAAAATTAGTACAGGATGATAAATACCCTGAAGAACAACCAATTGTATCTAAACCAAAAGCAACACAACCTACGAGGAAGCGTAATAATTGGTTTAACTAAGGAATTCAATGAAAGAACTAATCTATATTGGTGAGCAATTCACACAAATCATTCCCGCTAAAACAAAGATTGTAATTGGAAACAAAACCACAACCGTATATGAGTACGAGAACAGTACTTCAAGTGATGTATCAGTAGTAATCGATACTTTGAGTTTTACGGTAGGTAACTATGCAGTAGTAACTAACTCCAATGGTTCAATCTCAATTGCACAGGTTCAAATTGTCGATCCACTGGCTTCAAGTGATGAATTGAATGATGCCTTAACAATGATTAAGGAAATCGATCAAGTACTTGAAGACCGTGCAAAGAATGCTGTGAGCCAAATTACAATCAATAATAAAACCATCATTAATTCCTCATTCGATAGCCTGCTTTCTCTACGTGCAATGTATGTGAAGAAGGTGAATAAGTTACGTGGTACTGGTGGTGTGTTTAAGTCAGTGACCGTATTCAAGGGGAAATAACATGGCATGGTTTTCAAGGAAGAAAGCTATAGTACAAGAACAAGTACCAAAGCCTTTAAAAAGACATTCAGAAGCAAAAAATATCGGTACTAATGAGTTAAAACGTTCGATCACTAATGGTAGTAAACCAATTATTGATTTCAGCGTTGCGGGTGTAGCAAGCACAGATATCAATTCAGTACTAAAATTTACACTAACCCATATCCGCAATAAATCACGTGAGCTATCACTTAACAACCCAATCGCAAAGAACTACATCCAGAAGTGTGCCGATGGAACAGTAGGTGCAGACGGGATAACAGTTAAACCCAATGTTGAGATTGGCGTATCTGGCACTGATAACAGCGAAACCAACCAGCTAATCGAAAAGCTATTTTATCGATATGCAGACAACCCCGAACAATTCAGCTATGACGGACAGTTAAGCCTCGATTTGTTTCAACAGGTAGTTGAAAAGACACGTGCACGTGATGGTGAATGCTTCATTCGTATTCGTGGTAATCAGTACGAAATCATTGATGCGGCTCGCTTGGCTACTACCCGCTTTGGACTTACAAAGAACGGTTACTACTCAAACAGTATTGAGTTCGATGGCACTACTCGTAAGCCAATCGCTTACTACATCCATAACTACAACCCGATTACCTACCAGATTGATACTGGTGCATTTGAAAGGGTAGATGCTAGCGAGATCATTCACTACTACATCCCTGAGTTCCCTAATCAGGAACGAGGTATACCCGACTTGTTTGCAGGTCAGAAAGTACTTCAAGAGTTGCAGGAATATATTCAGGCAACATTGGTTAGTAAGAAAGTAGCGGCAAGTACTACCGCCTTTATTACTAACGCTATCCAGACTGATTATGAGCTAGAAGAGGGTGAAGATACACGTCTCAACGTTGAGTACTTAGAAGCAGGAAGCATCTATGAACTTAACCCAGGCCAGGATATTAAATCGGTAAATCCGAATGCAGGAATCGACGGCCTTGATACATTCGTTAATAGCCTGATGAATGAAATTAGTATGTCATTGGGTATTACTAAGATGAATCTAATGGGTGATACAAGTCAGGCTTCGTTTTCGGCAGCCAAATTAGCAGATAGATTACAACAAACAACATTCAAGACACGTTCAAATGTTCTCATAAGTCGAGTGCTTAAAAAGATCTACTCTAATTGGCTAGCTAATGAATTACTAAATAATAGTAAGTTAGGCAGTTTCAGTAACTTTGATGATCTCGTTGTAGCTCACTATATTCCCGTTAAGAATATTTCAATAGACCCGGTTAAAGATGCCCAATATGAAATTATGTTACTCGATGCTGGACTTAAATCAAAACAACAAATTATTCACGAAATGGGATATTCACCAGATGTAGTGTTTAAGCAAATTGAGGAAGAACAATCACATGGAAGTGATGAAGAACCAAAAACGGGAGATGGGAGTACAGACTCTACCGACGAATAATGAAAGTCGTGAAGTACTAATTGCATTCTCAAGTGAATCCCCAGTAACTCGTACTATCAATGGTAAGGACTACCAGGAAATTCTACTTCATACCTCTGAAGCCGTAGATCTCTCACGACTGAATAACGGTGCAGCACTGCTATTCAATCATGATTTTGATAAGCATATTGGCATTGTTGAAGATGCAAATATTGATTCAGATAAAGTAGGGCGTGCATTAGTACGTTTCTCAAGTGTTGGAATGGGTGATGAAAAGTACCAACAGGTTAAGGAAGGCGTACTTCGTAAAGTATCCGTTGGTTATGAAATCAATGATTATGAAATAGATGGTGACAACCTAATTGTTACCAATTGGGCACCTTATGAAATATCAATGGTATCTGTACCTGCTGATGATTTTGTTGGTGTAGGTCGTTCACTTGATGTACCTGAAAGTACCGAAGAATCAGAACAACCAGTACCAGAAGAACCAATTATTGAAGTACTTCAAGATGAAGTACATGCAGTAATTGATGAAGTCGAAGAAGCACTCTCTGAATCAGTACAAGTTATTGAAGAAGTTATCGAAGAAGTTAAGTCTGAAGTGACAGAGTTAATAAATAAAGATGAAGAACAACGCATTGCCGAACTGAACGGTATGGCTCGCGTGCTCAAAATAGACGTGGCTGGAGCAATCGCTAACGGAATTAGCGTTGAAGATTTCAAGCGTCAAATGAAACAACCTATCAAGGATGATAACAATATTATGGAAAATAAATTCTCTCTATCTAATAGCATTCGTGCAATGTCTAACTTAGACGCTGAAGTTGAAGGCATAGATATGGGTACTCGCGGTATTAAAGTACCTACAAGTGCTCTACGTGCAGTTAATACCACTACTGCTGCAAATTTGATTCAAGAAACTATCGAGTATGATTCATATATCGATATTCTTCGTGCTAACTCTGTATTAGCTAAATTCCCTTTAACCGTAATTTCTGGTTTAGAAGGTGACGGTAAGTTAAGCCTACCCGCTCTATCAAGCGATTTCACTGATGCTTTCGGTTTCGTTACTGAAGATGGTACTTCTCCAGAGGCAACACCGGCTTTCGGCAAAGTAACCTTAGAACCTTCAGATTTTACTGGTTCAGTGTACCTAACCCGTATCATGATGAAATCAAGTGCAGCGGCTGAACGATACACTACCGATGCAATGATCAAAGGTGCTGCTTCTCAGCTCGAAAAGCATGTTATGGCCAATGTAGTAAGTGAAGCCGTAGCCGCTGGTAATACCGCTGCTGTTGCTACCATTGATTTCGATTCTGTAGTAGATGCAATGGGTGTACTAGGTTCAAAGAACGTAGCTTCAGGTACTGTTGTTGCTGTAATGAGTCCTGCTACCCGTGCAACCCTTCGCAAGCAGGTAGTGAAGGGTAATACCGCTGCTAAGTTCCTCGTTGAAGGTCAGGGTGATGCACAATTACTAGCGGGTGAGATTCCAGTAGTAGAAAGTACCTTAGTGGATGATGGTCAGGTAATCCTCGGTGATTTCAGCCAGATCGTAATTGCACAATGGGGTTCAGATGTAGAATTAGATCGCGATACCACAACTTCCCGTAACCGTGGCGGTCTGTACCTACGTGTATGGGCGACTATGGATACTAAAGTAGCCCGTAAAGAATCTTTCTACGTACTAACAGTGACGCCATAATCATGAGGGCGTTTACTACTACACAATTAAACGCCTTGATTGAAACGTTTGGTGAGCCATTGGAATTAACAAATGGTTCAACTCTTACCGTTATATTCGAATCTCAGACTGTCGCAATCGATACGCCTGAAGGATTCGTAGAAACAGAAGAAACCTATCTAACAACAAAAAAAGGCTTGATGGATTATCAAAGTACTTTCATGTACGGCGATGTTCTACAAGTTGTCTATAACATTGTCGATGACCTATCAGGCGTTATCAATGTCTACTTTCGGGAATCACAGTAATGAATCTTATCACAATCAAGAATCATATCAGTGATTCCCTTTTTTCGTTGGGTTTTCAGGTAAGAAAAGCGACAACTATCAATCAAGATGCGGCAGAGTACATTTTAATACTAACCAATCTTTTAGAACAGAATGAGAACATACCAATGGGAGTACAGAACTATAGTACTCTCACGATGAATGTTATTTGTACTTCAAAGGATGAATCCAAAGTACAGGGAGTAATGACGGCAGTTTACGATCATGTTCGTACATCTGATTTCCTAAAGTCATTCGTTACTGAAAAGCAGATCAATGTAAGTACTATCACAGTTAGTTCTATCGCAGAGGATACCGACACTACTAGCGGCATAAATACCCTGATGCTAACAATTCAAATGAATTATATATCGAGGTAATTAAATGTCGTCAATTTTCCACGGTGGAAATACCTACATATTCTATAATACCGATGCAAACAATAACATTCCAACTAGTGTTACTTATAAGAGCATCGATGAACTTGGTGCATTCCCCCAAGTAAAAATAAATTCCAGTACTACATCAATTGAAACCTACAATGATGAATGGGTGCAAGTACTATCAGGCAACATGAGTATTGACTCAGTAAGTATTGTTGTTCATTACTTGGCTGATAACGAATCTCACCAATACTTAGATGGTGCATTTACAAATCAAACTAATTTCCAAATCAAAGTAAGCCTATATGAATCACAGGACTCGCTTGATCAACACTATGTGATTCTTAATGGTTATATCAGTGGTTTCTCTGATTCAGGTGATCAGAATGAAGTCTATAGCCGCACCTATACCTTTACTGCTGAAGACGTAGTATCACGTGGTACAGCACAAGATCCAGCAAACTTACGTATTGGTGACTTTGGTGTTGGTGCCAATGGTGAAACGTACCCACAATACGAATCCGCTACACCTGCTGGTAATAGCTTTATCAAAGTACCAGCACTACGGGAAGATAACCCTATTGGTGGTGATCTTGGTGGTTTTGCTTTCGTTGATAATGGTGGTGATAAGACCGCACAATTAGCTATCCCTTCTGATGGTAACTTGGGAATCTATATCAAGAATACTGATAATGATTGGCTAAGTATCCCACTGAAAAGTACTAACGATGGTCTATATTTACCCCTAACACGCACAATCAATGGGAAAGTACTTTCCAGTAACATTACCCTTAGTAAAACTGATATTGGTTTATCGGCGGTAACTAATGATGCTCAGTTAAAGATTGCCAGTAACCTATCTGATCTAGCCAATGTAGCTACGGCACGTACCAATCTCAATGTTTACTCAAAAGCAGAAGCTGACGCGACTACTTTAACATTAGTGCCTAAAAATACTACCGTAAACGGTCACGCATTATCAGGGAATGTATCGGTAACCGCAGGTGATGTAGGGCTTGGTAACGTTTTAAATGCTGTACAGTTAGTAGCCAGCAATAACCTATCTGACTTAGCCAATGAAGCTACGGCACGTACCAATCTCAATGTTTACTCAAAAGCAGAAGCAGTACCATCTACTTTAACGGTCAATGGAAAAGCACTAAGCACCAACATCACACTAACAAGTTCTGATACTGGTTCATTCAGCATTGCTAACAACCTTAGTGAAGGTGTTCCTGCGACTATCCGTACTAATATAGGTGCGGCAAAATCAGGCATTAATGCGGATATCACAGGAATAACGGGTTTATCCGGCCCATTACGTTTAGGCGGAGATGCTGCAAGTGATTACGACGCTGTTACCTTAAAACAATTATTAGCTAATGCTGGCGGGGGGACAGGTGCAACGCTTAACGGTGTGATGAATAACTTTCTTGGGGCTGTGGAGTGGTTTAACGGAACTCGTGCAAAACTTCCCGCAGGCCACGCAGCAGCAGATGGACAACTTCTGAACCGTGCAGACTATCCAGATCTATGGAACGCAATTAGTACAGGTGTCTTAAACAGTGTTACAGAGGCTCTTTGGCAAAATAGTGGTGTAACAACTAACGTTGCTTCTAACCGTGGTATGTATTCAACAGGCAACGGAACAACTACCTTCCGTATGCCGGATCTAAATGGCTCCCAGAGTGGTTCAACCCCTAACCTGTACTTACGCGGTACAGGAACGGGTGTATCAGGAATACCTGCTGGAACTACTTCAGAAAGTGCTTTGCCTAACCTTACGGGTCAAATGAGCCTACACGGTGGACAGGTTGCAAGCATAATATCTGCGGTAAATGGTGTTTTTGCAGGCGGCGGCGGCGGAACAACTTATCGCACACCAGTAAGTTTGCCTGAAAGTACGGGGGCTTCATCTTTCGGAAGGCTTGATTTTGATTCAAGCAAGAGTAACTCGGTTTATGGGCGTGACGGTGTAGGCGAAGCAAGACCTCGTTCAGCCTGGGGTATTTGGCTAATACGCGTTAATGGACTATATAGTGCCGCTAACAGTATTTTCAATGTAATTACAGCAGACACATCACTTCCAGCAACTGGAACAGCAGTTTACGGTGGTGGCTTACGTTCTGATTATAAAGTTGGTTCAGCTAATTATGTGTCAACTACATTAACCTCACGCTCTATTATTGGTAATGAAATAAGTGCAAGATTAGACATTATTGATAATTCTGGTAGTACTGAAAATCGCACTGCTTTTACTTTTAAACACGGAGCGTCAGGTAGCAGTGGTTTAGGTGGTGATATCAGGTGTATATCTGGTGAACTCGGTCTTTACAGCTCAGGGGAATCAAGCCTAAGACTTCGCCAGGATGGGACTGCTAGAATTCAAATAGCAGGTTCGACAGGGAATTATCTTGAAATGAATAACTCGGGAAATAGTCTTGGGCAGAATTTGACGTTAAATACCAATAATGGTGCTTGGTTGAGGCATATAAATGCTGATGCTGATGGGACTTCATATATCTTTAGTCAGCTGGGTGGAGTTAATAACTACTTCATTGGAACGCCAAATACAGGAGGAAATAGGAATTTGTACATAAACTCCTACGTTCTTGGAACTCAGATACAAATACAGAGTGACCGTGTTTTTGCAAACAAGTTCATGAATGCTCCAGCATTTACACCAACTTCAGATGAACGTATCAAAACTGAGCGTGTAATAATGACTAATGCAATCGATAAGGTACTTCAATTGCAAGGATATGAATCATATAAACTTACCTTCTCGGAAGATAATACTTTTACTACTGGAGGGTTACTTGCTCAGGATGTTCAAAAAGTAATGCCAGTTGCTGTCAAAAGCGGTGGTGGTAATGGTCTAAATGAAAATGGTGATTTAGTTGAGAATCTATTGTCTGTCGATTACAACGCTTTATCAGCATTATTTGTTGAGGCAATAAAAGAACTAAGTGCCAAAATAAACCAGCTTGAGGTTGAGGTGGCTTCTTTAAAATAAATTTATAAAATAAATAATATGAACGCTCTACAAGGATTGTGGGGCGATAACTTAATCAAGGATGAATCCCTATGGCATTTAATATTCAATCCGGTGCGAACATTACAGCATCTATCGGTACTGCTGGCGATGCAGTTAGTACTACATTCACTGCTATCCCTGAGTTAGCATCTTTCACTACAAGTGGCGGTACTAGTACTGTCATTGATGTAGTGACTTTTAACAGTCCGTACAATCGTAAGCTATTAGGCACTAAAGCAGTAGCTGATATTAGTATCACAGTTAACTACATTGCTGATGACACTGTACACGCACAATTAGTAGCGGCTAACGAAAACCAAACTCGTATTCAGTTAAAACTTGAGTACTTCCAGGATGCAACTAAGCAAGAAGGTTTCTTTGTTGTTTACAATGGTTATGTAAGCGGTGACCAGTTGGCTGGCGATAAAGATGCAGTAGTTACACGTGAATTCACCTTCGCAGTGGATGGCGGCCCGGTTTCAAGTGGCCTAATTGACGTTTCTCCATAATAATACCAAAAGGAATTGGAATGAATCTCGAACAATTGAAAGAAGCATTAAAGCCTGAACTACATAAAATCACTCTCACTAATGGTACTGAACTGTACGCACATCGCCCTAAACTTAGTGATCTTGAAAAGTGCATTACTGCTAAAAGTACTTTAGTACTATGCATCACTGATGATACAGGCTATCACGTTTTCTCAGATGGTGATGAGTCAGGTAAGATCGATATTAACGAAATCGATACTGTAGTTGCCAATGAGATTTACACTAAAGCCATGGAACTATGGACTACTGACACCACACAGGATGAAGTAGAAAAAAAATAAGAACCGGTAATCCCCGCATTAACTTAGCTCTGAAGTTAATCCACAAACGGGGATTGTCACCGGAAGACCTAGACAAACTTGATCCCGAAATATTTGAAGCTTTGCTTATCTATGACTCAGTAATAGAACCGAATGGGGGCAGAGTAGAACAAATCCGTTTTGCCAACTTATGCCACCTGATTCTAATGTCGTCTGGTAATTTGACAGAAGAGGGTATGAAACGTGCCAAAGTTGAAGATTGGGATCTATTCGGATTGTTAAGTAATAAAAGTACTAAACAAATCGCTGAAGAAGCAGCTAAGGCGAAAGAAGAAGAACAAAAACGCAGCTTTAATGCATTGGCAGAGAGTATTAAAGATGCCGCATTAAAGGGTAAAAACAAAAATGGCAAAAAATAAGCAGCAAATGATTTTTGAAATCGATGGTAATGTTACTGGCTTACGCCGTGCACTTTCACAAGGGGCAAATTCTCTTCAAACATTTGGACAACAATCTGATGATCTATTTGGTGGATTTACTACTCAATTTGCAGAGATGGCAGATCGCTTCAAGGGATTCAATACTGGTATTCTTGGTGTAGCAGGTGCTGCTGGTCTATTGGCTGGCGGTATCTATACTGCAATTGATTCAAGTAATGAATTCGTCAAAACATACAATGAAGTATCTAAAGCCAGTGGGTTAACAGTTACTGAACTTCAACAGTTACAGAAAACATTTAATGGCTTAGGTCTAGATGTTGAAAAGTTTGGGGATATCAACAGAGACGTACTTGATCACTTAGGCGATGCTTTTCGTGATGGAAGTGGCCCAGCAGAAGATCTAAAAACCTATGGTGTTAATCTTCAGGATTTGAATAAGTACCTAAACCAGACTGACGGCGGCATTAAATCTCTTGCTACTGCATTCTATACAATGCAAAAGGCAGGTAAGAACAATGCAGAAATCACAAATGCCCTTGAAACACTGGCTAGTGATGGCAGTAAGTTAATCAGCACTTTCCAGAAGTACAATGACGTTGCCGATTTGATGAATGGCATTCACTCACAGACCGCAGTACTGACAGATGAGAACGCACAGAAGTTTGCCGATTGGGATGCAAAGGTAACGAACCTAAGTACTACATTTCAGTTATGGAAGGCTAACGCACTTGCACCGACACTTGATGATATTCAAACCTTATTCGATGTTATGAACAAGGATTGGTCAAAGACTGATTTCATGCAAATGTTCCGTAACTTCTACTACGGTGGTGATAATGCAATTGCGAAGGTACTAAGACAGATTGACGGAGTAGATCCGGCAGGGATATTTGGTACTAAAGAATGGAATGAAAAGCACAAGGACGACAAGCCCAAAACCGATACAGAAAAACCTGCACCTACTGGCGGTTATATCAATCAGGCAAAGGTAGATGCAGCAGCTAAGGCCGCAGCCGCGAAAGCAGAAGCAATAGCTAAACAGGAAGCAGCGAAGCGAGTACAGGCACAGAAGAACTTAGAGCAAGTAATCAGCCAAATTGGACTATCTGAAGGTGATATCCGTATTAAAACCTTCAATCGTCAACAGGATGAAGTAGTACAAAAGATTAAGGACTCAGCTAAAACTCTGAAGCTTACAGAATCTCAAACTACCTCATACCTATCCCAAGCCTACGATTCACGTACTAAACAGTTCAAGGCAATGATTGACGATATGATTGGGTACTCAGATCCTAACAAGGGACTGAAACAGCTATCAGACAACATTGCAGCAGTTGGTACTAATATGACTAACTCACAGGCTCAGATGCTGTTACAGCAACAGAACCAGCGTGTAGGGCTACAGGTACAAGGTACTGATGACAGTAATCCATTCGATAACAGTGAAGTACTGAAACAGAAGCAGACTGACTTACAGAATGAAATGCAGTTAGAACTCACGATGAATGAACAACTGAACAGTAAGTTGGGTACTTCACATGAGGAATACCTGAAGCGTAAGCAGGCTATCACCAACAAGTACAATCAGAAATCATTGGCTATTGAAGCAGAAAATACTCAATCGCAGATGCAATTGCTAAGTGATTCTGCTGGCAGCCTCGGTACTATCATGGCGGGTGCACTTGGTGAAGGTAGCAAAGCGGCACAAGCAGCGTTTGCAGTACAAAAGGGTATCACCATAGCGAACACCATAATGAAGATTCAGGAAGCACTGGCAACAGCACTTGCTACGCCATTCCCGATGAACATTGCAAATTATGCCCAAATACTTTCAATGGGTGCATCAATCATCACTACTGCAAAGGGTGCAAGTGGTCAGGCCCACAGCGGTATTGATTCAGTACCAACAATGGGCGGTAAGGATGAAAGTACCTGGATCTTGCAAGCAGGTGAACGAGTACTTAGTAAGAACAATAACCGTGATCTTACTAACTTCCTAAGCAATCAGAATGCAAACGGTAATGGTGGTAGTTCATCACCAGTTATCAATGCACCATTGATTGTTCAAGGGGCACCAAACATGAGTGATGCCCAAATGAATGCAATGCTACAGAAACACCAGAATTCAGTACTTCAATCAGTTCGTGCAGCACAAAAAAGAAATACATAAAGCCCAAATTAGGGCTTTAAATTTTTAAGGTGTAGGTGGTGTAGGTGGTGTAGGTGGTGTAGGTGGTGTAGGTGGTGTAGGTGGTGTTAACGCTTGAATTATAGCTATTGTCTTGTGTGCTTTTCGTAACGATCTATACCCAACGCAAAGTATCAATATTACGGAAGCAATTTCTGCCGCAAAGACGTAGTTTGTGAAATAATCTATAGCTACTGTGTTGCCGGTTATGTTTATGAACTGATGCGTGTTTATCCAGAATATAAACGCAATGCAGGCTACTAAAATAAGTATCGGAAATAAAATAGTATCACTGGTCTTGGGTTTTGATACGGCGTAAGTGGTATGATCAAAGTATCTGCTTAGATTGCTATACCAGTAAATTTTATGCTTATTATCTTCCAAGTGCTTTAGGAAGTCTTTTATTTGAGTTTCATCTTCGAACTTAAAGCCATTAACAAAATTGAATTTATCAGTGTCGTGTTGCTTCTTGGAAAAGTCATTTATTTCAGTGTTGTAATAATCTTTTTCGCCATAAAATAAAGACCATAATTTATTGAATAATATTGAAAGAGATGAGCTTTTCCAAATAAACATGGCCGTAAGGAAAATTACACCAGTAGGAATGATCAATGTTATTAAAGTTGCAAAATTACTTGTAATGAAATCCATTATAAAATTGTCCGTAATAAATATAAAAGATAAGATAAATGAGGGCTGTCATAGTGGCACTATTTTCAAAAAACATCAAGATTGGTGACTTTCAATTGTCATCACAGGAACCACGCTACAGTAACCGTAGTTGGACGGGTTCACATATCCAACGTAATACTGGCATTCAGTACTATCAGATTTCATTCACACTGAACTTCAATAAGAAGGACATTCAGGAATACCAATCATTCATTGCAAAGTACGGACAGGGTGCAGCTTTCGCTATGGACTTGGGACATTTGAGTACTTACTACGGTTCTCAGCAGACTTCATTACGAGCTACCGCAGTAGCCGCTAAGGGCGTTAGTGCTATCACTTGCAGTACTAATACCCTTGAAGTGGGTACATTGATTCAGTTCAGCAACCACAAGAAGATCTACCGCATCATCGGTAACTCGTCAAACGTTATGACCGTATTCCCGGCACTACGTGCATCAGTAGCTATAAATGAAACAGTGAAGTACTCAAACATAGAGGGTTCATTTGTACTGGATGTAGATAATGATTTAAAACTAAGCGTGGGTAATGTGATGAATATTACTTTAAAAGCAACTGAGGATATCTAATGAACTCAGCCATTTTTACAAATGCATCATTACTTTCATATTATAATATGACTCATGGAACATCACTGATGGTACTAAATCTTGCTCAGTTAATGTCTATGGGTGTTCATGTAAAGTGCGTTGATGTGTACCCACAACAGGGATTAGGCGTTAATGCTATTCACTTAACAGACGGGTACGTTGATATTGTAGCTAATGGAATTAACTACACATCATTTCCCGATTTCATTAATGATAGTTTCCCTACATTCACTGAACAAAAGGATATCAGTAACGATAGTATCAACTTCAAGATCAGTAACGTAAACACATCGTTTCGTACTCTTGCCCTCGGTGGTGCATTCAAAGCAGCACAGGTAAACGTCTTTCTGACTATTCTTAATCCGGCTAACAATGAAGTACTCGTACATGATCTAATGTTCAGTGGATACATTGACTACTTTGAAAGTACTTCAAATAACTCTGCCGAGAATATTCAGAATGAACTAACTGTTAATCTTAATTCAGTATGGAAGAAGTTAGATGTTCAGATGAAAACTACTGCTGCTAACTCAGTACACCAATCCACACATCCTAACGACGCATACTTTAGCCTATTAGGTATTGTTAATAGTGGTCAAGTATGGAAGTACAAGTAATGAAGAAAAGAGAAAGAATTAAACATCTTCTTGAACATGCAGAACAAGTACTATCAATGCCATACGAATTAGCTACTAACGATTGTAATATTATCGTAGTTAAAGCAATTGATATTCTATGTGATACCGAATACACGCCTATTGCATATGGTAAGTACTCAACGGTTAAAGAAGGTATGGAAATATTCAAGGTTAATGGATTTGAAGATCTTAAAGCACTTGTAATGAAACATGGTGTGATTACAGAATTCCCTGTTATGGGGGATATCATGATTGATAATCTCAATGCGAGTATTGTACTTAACGATGTAGTACTTTCAGTAAATCATCAAACTAAAAAATTTGAAGTTAAGAGGCTATCGGACTTTAAGGATAAAGTCTTTTATAGAATAGGATAATGGAATGGGATCAGGAAGTAATGGAATACTTGGTGCATTGATTACAGCAGTAGCAGTATTTGCAGCAGCCTATACGGGAGGTGCTTCACTAGGAGCGGCAGCCGCATACGGGGCAGCCGCAGGTGTAGCCAGTTATGTAGCAACAAGCATGTTAAGCCAGTTAGGTTTACAAGCTACTAGTGATTCAGCAACAACACTATCACGACAAACATCACCAACTTCAGGTATGCCAATCTTGTACGGTGGTGATAAGCCGAATTTGAACAATGGTTGTTATATTAAAACTGGTTCAATCGTGAACTGGTTCAATGTGCTCAATGGTGATTCACAATATCTATTCACTAGCCATGCTATTGCAATGGGTGAAATCACTAACGTAATTAGCCAAATCTATATTGATGATGAACCAGTATTAGCAAGTTCAATTACGACTGAAGGTGTAGTAAATCCTTCAGTAATTGCATCAAAGTACCGCGATTATCTACAACTGGAAGTATACTTTGGAAAAGAGACATACACTCAACCTAAAGTACTAGCTGCTCAATACGCTGGTGCAAACTGGAATAACTCAACATTCCACGGTAACGGTGTAGTACAGATCTATACGGTAATTAAGAAGACTCAGGATAGCCTTGAGGATTCACTACTAATCAATGACAACTACGTACTAACTTGTGAAGCAAAGGGCCGTATCATCCGTGATTTGGTTGATATGCAATTACGTTGTGCAAGTAATGGCCCGTCACAGATTTATGACTTAATCACCAATACAGATTTTGGTATGGGACTAGACGTTAACCTTATTGATCTCGCTAGCTTCAGAAGTGCCGCACAATACTGTGAAAACTTTGAGTACTACAGTAATGGTGCTATTGATTACTCACAGACATACAAATCAAATATTGAACAAATTCTACAAACGTTCGGTGGTATTCTTTATATTCATGCAGGTAAGCTTTACCTAACAGTTGATGTACAAGGTACTTCAATTGCTACCTTTGATGAATCGAATATCTATGGTGATTTTAAAGTAACTACTTCAGGTATGAGTGATTATGCAAATACCATTGATGCAACCTGGAAGAACGTAGCCAATAGTTATTCAGACGATATTGTACGTATCCCTTCTGATATCAGTCAGGATGATGTGATTGCAAGTGATGGTCAGATCATTACCGTAGCTCGCGATTATACATGGTCATACGATAAAGACGCAGTAGCGGCTATGGTTAACGTTGACCTACTGAAATTGAAGTACTCACAGAATCAAATCAGCTTCTCTACATACGATGGCTGGGATTTGAAGGTATGGGATATTGTCACTGTTAACTTCCAGGAAAACGGAATGGTTAACAAGCTCTATCGAGTACTCAGCAAAGATATACTAACTACTCAAGATTCAATCGGTTTAGTGCAGCTCAGATGTGTTGAGTACCATAACGAAATCTATCAAGGCGTTGATCCGGGCGTTTGGTCTGTTGATGGCAGTATCAGTACTGTAGTGAACGTGATTCCACCTACGAACCTTCAGGTAACTAAAGTAGGCGGCACAGTAGCGAATGGTCAGGTAGTACTTGTAGATTGGGATGCTTCATTTGATGCGTACTTACGTGGGTACTATGTCTATTACAGGCTTACGGGTGCAACAACTTGGACGTTTGCAGGGCAGACAAGCCAGTACGTAACCAGCTATGAACTGTACTCACTCGAAGCAAGGCAGAACTATGATTTTGCAGTTGCTGCATTCAACAATCTAGGCTTTATTTCTAGCAAGCTAACCATTACCGGCGTTAAGCCAGATTTTGAATTTACCTTACCGGGAATCACGGGATTACGCCTAAGCAACGCTCAGGATTCACTGACAAGTACTAACAGTACTGATTTCATGTTCACGTGGGATTCACAGGCGTCTCTAAGCGTTAACGGTAAGCCGTGGTCTACGTACTTCACTCGCTATCAGATCATTATCTATAACAGTAGCGGTGTAGCTCAGAAGTCGTACTACACGCAAGACAACCACTTTACGTACACGCTCGCGATGAACAAGAGTGACAACATCGGGCGTAATGTGAAGATTGGTATAGTGGCATGGGGTGCAACATCCGGTACTTACTCACCAGAAGTACAGTTAGCGGTGAACAATCCACAGGCACCACTACTACCAAATCTGGTAGCACGTTCGGCGATTGGGCAGATTGTGTTTACCTGGGATGATACGAACAGACCAGAAGACTATGCCGGGATCTTATTTCAGATTAGTAGCTCAGAAGACTTCTCTAGCGGCGTTCAGTACTTCACTACTGATAAGTGGTATACCGAATGGGTAACAGTACCAGATGGTCAGTTCTATATCCGAGCAGGCCAATATGATGTATTCGGTATGGATGGGATTATCTATACCCAAATGATTCCTTTCCTACAACAAACATCAATACCGTTTAGCCAACTGAATAATGATGTAGTGGATGGTATCATTGGCAGTTCAGAGTTCAATGAAGTAGTAACACAGATTGTTCAGGATGAATCCGGTACTTCTTACTTCTTATCTGTAAATGACAAAGGTTATGTTTCGGGTATTGGTATTAAGGTGGATGGCGAAACACAGGAATCGGTATTCACTATCATTGCTGATAGATTCAGTTTGATTAGTTCTGCAACGGCTGGTGATAGTACTAAGGTTTACCCATTCGTAGTTCAGAATGGTACAACTTGGCTTAATAACGCTGTCATACAGAATGCTGCGATCGGTACAGCACAGATTCAGGACTTAAGTGTATCCAATTCTAAAATAGCTAACCTTTCAGTTAATGCATCCAAGATTCAAAAAGCTAGTATCGGATCTGCTGAAATCGCTACTACTATTCAGAGTGATAACTACAGTGCAAACCAATCAGGTTGGCAGATTAATAAGTCTGGTACTTTCTATATCAATGGTAACGGTAATGGTCGATTAGTCATAAATAATACTCAGATATTAGTGTATGACGCTAACAACGTCCTACGCGTAAGAATGGGATTATTTTAATATGGCTCAAGGTTTACAGTGCTGGAATGCATCCGGCAATTTAATAGTCGATCTTCAAGATTACAATATGCGTTATGTGGGTAGTCAATCGCAGACTCTAGGCGGTACATACCAGTGGAATATTGCTTACAATGGTATGACTGCAAGCGGCTGGATAGTGTATCCGCAAGTAGGGTACACATTTCAGGAATATGTAGTACGTTGTTATGATGGCGGTTACATCATTACCTTTGCACCTAATCAGGTTCCACCTACCAGGACGATTACCTTTGATATCTGGAGGTACGAGTAATGGCAGGATTTGAAGCCTATAACAGTGCAGGTAAGCTAACCATCGATGGTACTTACAAGCCCGCAATGATCAGTAGTCTAAGTACCTTGGGTACTCTTACGGATCAGGGGTACTACCAAATCACTAACCCCTTCGTAGATGCATACTCGTTTGGGTATTTGCCGCAGAATTTCTATCCAAACCCCTCGGCACGTTGGGTTAGATTGAATGCAGGTAAGGCAGCATTTGCAGGTGCTGATCAGTTCATGCCTAACAGTGGGCAGATGATGATCAGTTCTCAAAGTAATGGTGTTAGTAGTGGGTATCTCGATGTGTTCAATGCATCCGGTACTCTAATCTGGTCGGCAGTAAGTGCAGCATCAGTACCCCGAGTACTGGAATTCATCGACATTCCAGCAGGGTATGATTTGCAGAACAACACGTACAGTAAATCACTCAGCTTTCAGCCGTGGTTTCTACAGAACGCATGTCCGGGAAATATCTCAGATGACGGTACAGTAGTAGGTTTATCGGGATTAGTACTTTACTGGACGGGTTCAGCTATTCAATGTCGTTACATAGTGAAGAACCAAAGAGCATATAGTGCAACAGTACAATCACAAGGGCTAAAGATTCCATTGGCGTACTTTACTGGTTATTAATAAATACTATTAGTACTAAAATAATAATAAGGTAATAAGATGGAATGGCTATTAGGATCTGTACTGATCCCTATTATCGTTTGGTTATACACAATCTATAGAGATAGAAAAGAAGATTATGACAGGAACGAATCTAGATTTTACGATCTTGAATCACGTGTCACAGTAGCAGAAACTCAGATTGAAACACTTGAACGTGATGTGAGTGAAATACAGAAGTTGAGTAATAAAATCGAACAGATTCAGATGGATTTAGTACGAGTACTAACACTACTGGAAGAAAGAACCACTAAAGGGCCGTAACTGGCCCTTTTTTCATGTCCGTAATAAATACTGGAGAAAAATAATACAAGGATGTAAGTAATGGATTTAATCGAACAACTCAAGGTCTATGAGGGTACTAAAGTGTATCAAATGGCTAAGGGGTATTATAAAAATGGTAAGTTTCGCGTTTATAAAGACTTACTTGGTTATTCAACCATTGGGTACGGTCACTTAGTAAAAGAAGGTGAAAACTTCTCTGAGGGAATCACAGAAGCACAGGCTAACCAGTTACTACTTAATGATGTTGGTGTCGCACGTGTTGAAGTAGACCAAATGAAGTTGGGATTATCTCATGAAAGTGCATGGAATGACTTCATGGTACTGATGGTGTTCCAGCTAGGGATCACTAAGACCAATCAATTTAAGAAGTTCCTGTACGCATTGCGTATGCAGAACTACTCAACCGCTATCGCAGAGGTTAAGAACAGCAAGTGGTATCGTCAAACACCAAATCGCGTTGATGCAATGATCAGTGCAGTACTGAAGGGGTGAGCCATGAATAAATGGACGATGTTTTACCCCGATGAATTCAGTACTTCAGATGTAATGGACTATGCCGCATTCGTGTACCTCATACAGTTCTCAGATACAGGTGAGTACTACATAGGTGTTAAGCAGGTATGGAAGGGCATTAAGAACCATTGCGAGGTACGTGATAACAGTAGTGAGAGCAATTGGATCACTTACGACAGTAGTTCCAAGACGGTAAAGGAATACATTTCGCAGGGTATGGATCACCGCAAGCAAATCCTATGGTGCTTCAAGAGCCTTCAGGAAGCGGCGGTACTTGAAACTGCACTTATCGCCGTATTGGGTACTGACTGGCGATGCTTGAACAAGGCAATCATGGTTAAGACACGTATGAAGAAAGATAACGGTGAACAGTTTCGAGTACTTCAACGTGTAATCGGTGATTTGCGATGAGTGGCTGGGTTAGGGGTAATAGCCCACAGGCTGTAAGTACCTGGTTAAACAATCAGGGCCGGGCAATCATTATCAATGTGCAGAGTGAAATCAGTAAGCGTATGAGGACACTCACGGCACAGCTACAGAAAGAACTCAATAAGGATATTGCAGGTGGCCCCGTACCGTTTACCAGTCGTGCGTTGTTCTTCAACTTCATTATTAAAAGTAATGGCAGTCGTACTAACCAGATCATAGTACGAGGTGATCAGGCTGCTTATCTACGTACAGTACTGACAGATATGAATGAAGTATTCGACAAGATGATCCCTACTCAATCTGCGAAGTTAAACAAACAGGGGAACATTACGGGACTCAAGGCAGGTATTGGAAGTAAGAAACTTGTAGTAGTTGAAGAGAAGGGCAAGAAGTACTTAATCGATACAACTAAGAAGAAAAAGAAACGAGACCAACGTGTAGTTGCTGTACGTGAGAAGAAACGCCGCAGTATGGTTTTTGATTTCTTCCAGAAGGCAGAGGACGGGGCAAAACTAATTCTTAGTGACGTAAGCGGAACCTACACATTTACCAGAAGGATTAATTAATGGAAGAACATTATACACAGGAAGAAACGCAAGATATTGCATTAGGGGGCGTACAGCCGTTGATGAATTCCTTGCAGTACCATTTTGCACAGATGGCACCTGAATTTTTTACGGGGAAAGTACATATCAATTCCCTTGCAGGAATGGTTATGAACGTTGCTTTTAAAGATGGTGCAGAACCAGAATTGAAAGAAGGGCAGTTTGCCACATGGAAGTACTTAGATGATGAATATCCATGTCGTGTTATCCGCCGTAAACGCATCTTCATTAAAGGGGTGTATGTGGTTTTATTTATAGTGCAATTGAAGGAGTAGGGGCATGTTTGGATTAGGGACGATCCTTGAACTGGTGAAGAACGCATTTGGGTACTTCACTAAGGAGCAGGAAAGCAAGGATGAGTTTGAGGCTAAGAACTCTGAACAACAGAATAAAATCACACTTGAAGACACATGTAAGGGCTTTACATGGCGTCAAGCACTTGGCTACGTACTCACATTCATAGTTGCTTGGAACTACATTGTGATCCCCATTCTAGGGGTTTGTTTCGGTGTAGTACTTCCCACTATCCCACTTGCTGATGTGTGGAAAGTACTAATAATCTTGATTAGTGGTAGTTGAATACAAAACCTTGTTAATCTAGGCGTTGGTTATTGAAGGAATGGTGATTGAATCTTTTTGTTTGTTCATTATAAGCGTAACGCAGTAAATTAATTACAGGGGATATGTATTCTTCCCAATTTTTTTTGTTGTAAGTTGAGATGATTCGGTAGAGCACAAGATCAGCATATCTTGTGTAATTATATTCTTTAAAATTCTTATCCAATATTTTCTCTTGAAAAATGCCCAGGAAATTATGGTAATCAAATTTTTTATTTTCATTGGTTGGAAGCATAGTGCTTTCGATAGATCTTGAAATGGAAATGATCTCTTTAGTTTCTTTTATTTTAGTTTTATGATCATTTATTTCAATTTGAATTCCAGCTCTATGCGATTCATCTTTCAAGTTCAACAACCAATCTTCGCGTTTAGAGATTTCTTCTTGATGATGATTATCAACCATTTCATCAGTGATTTCATCAATCATGCTTTTAAAATTGAATTCTGGTGTTCCAGTAGAGTTTTCTGGCAAATCAGTAATTTTTTTAGCTAGGTTGAACCCTACTAAATGTTGAGATATAGTCTCTTGTATATATTTCAAATCTTGAGGTGGAAATTTTCCATGATAAGTTTTTTCAATATTTTGGTTGAGTTCATGATTAGAAATGTCGCCATCAATAATACCAACAGCCTTAAGGGCCTTTTCATTTCCAGATTCAATCAATTCATTCTCATAAATTAGAAACCCAGTCAAGGTCTTTAGAATATTTCTCCAGACACCACATTGAATTATTTTGAACGCTCCAATGTTTAAATTAATATGTTGCAAAGCATACCCTATCATTAATTCTGCGAATTCATCTTCACAGAAGACGATGACTTTGGGGATTTTATGTGCCCTTGCTGATCCAGCTATAGTTATTTCGTATTTCGAACCGTCACCACTACTGCTTTTAGAAAAACTTTGGAATCCAGTTATTCCAACGCTTAAATTCATTACGGGTGGTTTCATTTTTATAAAATCCTTTGTGATTATAAATGATATTAAAATTATTTGCTATTATTATGATTATCCAAAGAAAACGCAGCTATAAAAACTCTCTGAATAGGGCGATGTTACACGCCAATTATTTTTATTGCATACAAAAGTAACTTTATCACCATCTTCTAAGTCGGGTAATTTTTTATTTGCTTCTTTAAGTATTGTATACCAAATCGGATATTGATTTAGTTGGCCTGTATACTCATCTATTGGTACATAAATTGAATCATATATGTACTTATTTCCACCTCCATTATAAACCTCAAAGATAAGTGTGTTTTGTGAGTTTGTAGAAACACGCTTGAATTTTGATTCAAGGACGAAGTAAGAATTTCCCATAAGCTGCTTTGCTTTGAATTCATTTACTTTAGCAGCTTTATGTATTCTTTCTGTTGTTAACCAAGGATATCTATCAGCAATGATTTTATCATATTTAAGTTTGGCTTCTTCGCTTCCAGAGTCGGCTTCATCACATTTTGCATAATTATTATAATCTACAAAAAAATCATTATCACTTGAAGTGGTTAGTTTTTCACACGATTCGTGATCGATTACGTTTTTTGGATCTGCATAAGCTAAACGTGATACCGCCAATATTAGAAAGAATAGCATGTTCTTTTTCACGTAACATTCCTTTTTGATTATCTTTAGTTTTTGCTTGACCATGTTTCTGTTAAGGGGGGGGGTAAAATAAATTAATTTTTCCGAGTTCTAATCGAACGCAATCAATTAAGTGTGACTGAGCATTTATCATTTCCATAAAATTAAGCATTAAGGCTAAGTCCTGAGAAAAGTATAATCCTTCAATATTGCATTCACTTGTTGTTGTATTGTAAGTTATATTCATAACGGGAGAGAGATAGATATCATCTTCTCCTTGGCTGTACTTGGTTATGTTTGAAAGAATATTACCAGTCATACTATCTAACAATATCACGTGCTCTATATTACTACTAAAGTACGAGAATGTAATTTTAGTGATTGTATCGTGTCGTACCAGGTCAATTTTAGATACAATCTTCTTTAGCATTAAATTGTATTTTATTCTATCTTCATCATTTGTTATGTCAAAATTTGATGCATCTACAATAACTGGTGTATTTTCAATTGATGCCATTCGTGAAGTGATATCATCAATACTCTTTTGGACGTTTGCTAATGCTTTTAGAAAATGAATTGGTGGTCGTGAAGATGCATCTATCATTTGTGAAACTTCATTTCTATAGTTAGTATCTTCGACTAACTTGGCTCTTAGTTCCTCTAAAGCATTATCTTGATTGTTCTTATTAAAGAATTTACCCCAATCAAAATTTAAGATGTGCTCTGAAACAATATGTTCCACCAAGTCATATCTAATAGAAGTGGCTTTGCATTCTTGCGTGGTCTTTCTGTTTGCACAAAAGTATCTTAGATACTCTTTTCCTTTGACCCTGCTTTTTACTACTGCCATTGAAGAACCACATAAACTACATGTACTAATACCGTTAAGTAGATTATTAAAACCCGGCTTAGGCTTGTGTTTTAGTATTGGCTGTTTTGATTTCTTAATATCTTGCACTTTGTCGAATTGTACATCACTGATAATTTGAGGATAGATTCTAATATCCTCGCGATCTTTATTAGATGATACAACCCAACCCTTGACACGAATGTCTGAAAGTAATCTGTTAACATTGCCGGGATACCAAAGACCATCACCCATTAGCATGTTCTTAGCGTTGAGCTCTCTTGCAATACTTGTAGAACCAATACCTTCACAAAATCTATCAAAGATGTAGTTTATCAGATATGTCTTTTCATTAAGTACATACTTATTATCTTTAACATCCATCCATTGCGGTACTCTCTTTGTTAATACGGCATTACCTGCTATTGCATCTTCAAAGCGAATTTTCCAGTTAGCATCAGATAGTACTTTTTTACGAACACTTTCGCGGTTAGCACGGGTAAGACTTGAAGATAATTCTTCAATATTAAGAGTGTCTGTGAAAACCGTTTTAGTTTCAGCTTCGTGTATGTGTACACCCGCCATAACTAAACCAAGAAAAGTAAATGTACTCTTAGCTGGAGTAGCTCGGGAGAATCGGTCTATATTCTCAATTATCAAACATGAGTTTTTATGCCTACCTTCAGAGGCTTCCTTAATAAAGTCTGCAAGTTCGCCTTTTTCTAGGTTGTAACCATGGAAGCTACTTTGTCCGGGTTGAAGCATCCATTGGAAATTATTTTCATCCAATGAGTACCCTAATTTGTCTTTATCATCGTAATTCTGAATATAGGCAAGAATTAGCTTTTGCTGGCGAGACATGCCGAGGCGATTGGCTTCGCTTTGCTTAGCTGAGGACACACGGCAGTAACAATATGATTTTCTTATCAT